GAAATGGCAGTACAACCATAACAGAACTGACTGGGAGGCTGCTACTGCATCCCATGGTGCTACTGGTGTTGAGTTGCCAAAAGATATTCAAGTAGATAATGGCACATATTATGTTAGAGTAGACCATACAACAGAGAAGTTACAACTCTGGGAAGCTGCTGGAACAGGTGATTGGTTATTATCTGAATCAAATGTTGGAGTAGGGACAACTTCAACTTATATCTACTTCTCTCGTGGTGGTGATGATACAGGAGGTGCCTATCTCCCATCAGTATCAACAGTAAGGGGACAAGATTTTACACTTAGATCTTACACAGATTCAGATCGTCCTAGTTCTAGTAGTATCTTTGATGGAACCAAAACCAATGATGTGTGGAAATCTAACAGGGCATTGAAAGCTGGATTGAAAGTTAAGTTTACAGTTCCAACAACTGCTGGTAATCAATATTGGGCAACAGCATTTGAAGGAAATGAAGATCTTGGTAGTGGTGAGAACAATGCATATCAGGCAGGTGAGATGACCTGGAGACTTACCAACCAGGAGAGGTTCACTGCTCATGAAGATGCTACATTGAATGCAAGTTACACTGCTATTGATGGTAGTACCACCCTTGCTATGCCAGGAAGAAATGTATCCTGGAGATATAACTCTGACAACACTTGGGACCTCTTTGATGAGGATACTGATGAGGTAATCCTTACTGGTGATGATGTGCTTAGTGGTGATATGCATCCACATCTTCTTGCTGTGAACAACTCTGATGATTATCTGTCAGATTATGTTCAGTTTGAATGGGAGTGGAACAAGGCAGCTTGGTTTATGGAGTATCGTGACTGGGAATCAGGTCACAATGCTAATACTTGGTTGATTCTGACTGCTAATGGATATGCGTTGATTGAAGCAACTGCTAACCTTATCTCTAATAGTGGTTTCTATTATATTGGTTCTGCATTATATAATGTAACCTGGGGTCAGAAGATGAGACCAGGACAAGAGTTTATCTGGACTCAATTGGCAGTTAACCAGCATGGTGCTACTAAAAATAACATGAAGATTGGTGTTCTGGATAGCACTCATAGAGTCTATTCCCACCATATCAATTTCAAGAGAACTGGTCAACCAAAGGCACAGGGTGAACAAGATGGTGCTTTCACACTTGCTGCTGGTATTGATGAAAATACAGCATTAGCTGGTACAAGTATGAGAATGCAGTATGAGTATGGAACTAACAAACTTGTTCTTTATAGTGTAAACGCAGGTGTAAGAACTAAGATTGCTACATCTAATACAGCACTAGATGGTAATCCTATTTTCATCTCTCTTGGTGGTGATTCAACCAGACTTCCTACCGTTCAAGGTATTGAGGTATATGGTTGGGAAGTTGCTCACCAAGGAGTTGGACACTATAACCCCTGGAACAACTGGAGAATTGGTAGCTTCCCTGAGAATCAAGCTCTTGGTGGAGTTGGTATTCATAGCACTGGTGGTGTTCTTGCATATAAGGCAGACCAAGTATGGAGACACAAAGATGGTATTCCTGCTGGATACAAGATGCACTGGACACTTCCTGCTACTCAAGCCAACACTCAAATTGGACAGTGGGCATCATCCAATGCTAGTTCCGGTCTGACTAATGTGGAGAACAATGACAGTTATTTTGATTGGAGTTGGCAGACAAACACCAGTGAAGAGATTGAATCTCTGAAGGGTTGGACATTCAACACCAGCAATTCCAATTACTCTGCAACTAAGTGGACAGATCCAAGTCCTGGCAATACCAAGTTCTCTATTAGATATGCATCTAATAACACAATTGATATCTATGACGAATCAAATGGTGCGGTCATTGCTACCAAGGATGTAAATGGTGATGGTAACCCCATCTACATCAGTTGGGTTGCGGGTGGTGCCACATCCAATCAAGCACAAATGCAAGATGATTTCTTCGGTGGTGGTGATGTTGGTATAGCACTTACATCAGCATCAGTATAATAAATAATTAGAAAATACCATGAGTAGGACAAGAGATACTGCGAATATGGGGTCCTCAAACGGGACATTTACTGGCACCATTAATGGTGATACTGCTACTTTTAGTGGCAATGTAAGTGTCGGTGGAACACTAACCTATGATGATGTTACCTTCTTAGATTCTGTTGGTATTGCGACTGCTAGAAGTGGTTTAGAAATTGGTGCTGGAAGTATAACCACAATAATTAAACTAGACGCTGCCACAACAACAACTACATCAACATCGCAAGCTAACATTGATACTTTTGATGCAACTGTCTTCAGGTCTGCACAGTATCAAATACAGATAACTAGAGGGACTTTATATCATGTGACAACACTAAACGTGATGCATGATGGAACGGAGGTATATTTAAGTGAATTTGGAACAATAAGAACAGGTGTTGCTCTTGCAGAATTTACTGCTGACATAAGTTCTGGAAGCGTAAGAGTGAGAGCTACTCCTGCGTTTAGTTCATCTACAGTGTTTAAAATATCAAAAACGTTGACAAAAGTATAAATAATAAGAGACTTTTAAAAGTCTAACCTGGTCAACCAGCAAATTCTAGAAATATTATGAAAGAGGGAAAAAAGAACGGAAAATGTAAAGCAGGATCATATTACTGCTATACGGATAAAGTTTGTAAGCCAATTCCAAAGGGTTTCATGGTAGATCCAAAAGGAATGCTCCGTAAGGAGAATGGTGCCTCTATCAGTGAAGAAGGTCTTCGTGACTGGTTTGGTAAGTCCAAATCAAAAGATGGTAAAAAAGGTTGGGTTAATGTTGTAACAGGTGGAACCTGTGCAAGTGATAAACCAGGGGAAGGTACACCTAAGTGTGTATCATCTGCAAAGAGAGCAAGTATGACTCCCGCAGAAAGAAAATCTGCCCAAAGAAGAAAAAAGGCAGCAGACCCCGGACAACAATCAAAATCTGGTGCAGCAAAACCAACTTACGTATCTACTGATCCTAAGCCTAAAAAGAAGATGAACAAAGAAGAATTTGTAACCCTACCTCTCCATATTGAAGTTCCATCTTCATTGGAGGCATTTAATGCGGGTCTGATGTTCAGGGAAAGTCTAGGTGAAAACTGTGGTATGCTTTTCGTTTTTAACGAATCAGGAGAAAAGTCATTCCACATGAAGAACACCACCATACCTCTTGATATTGCTTTTATCAACGAGAATGGTGTAATCGAAACTATTAAAGAATTAGAACCATTAAATGAGTCCTCAATCACATCTGATGCAAACGTTCTCTACGCTTTAGAAGTAAACCGTGGATGGTTTGAGGCCAATAATGTAAATGTTGGTGATAAAATATTGAATATTGACGAAGCAAAAGACAAGAAAGGTAAAGGCAGTGGAACTAAAGATGCCTGTTACCATAAAGTCAAATCTCGCTACAGCGTATGGCCTTCAGCATATGCTTCCGGTGCCCTTGTAAAATGCCGTAAGGTGGGTGCCGCTAATTGGGGCAATAGCTCAAAGAAAGAAGGATTCTCCCCAGCACAACTTGCTGCTCTAGAATCGATTGGTGCTATTGAAATCAATGAAGCTGGTAAAAAATGCTGGAAGGGTTATAAAAAAGCGGGAACGCAAAAACTTTTTGGAAAGACATACAACCGTTGCGTAAAGGCAAACGAAGAGACCATCGAGACTGCTGATGGAAAAGCCTTCGCAGAAGTTACGGATATTGTCGGACCATCAAATATGAGTCCAGTTGTTGACACCAATGGTGTCTGGAAAGGAACGGAAGTTCAAGAAGCCGTTCGTATCCCAGCAAAAACTGGAAATATTATTGCAGTGACACTTGTCTGGAAAGGTAAGTATTACATGATTAGAATGTTCTTCCCCTCAGCATCTAGACCATCCAGAGCAGACGTTCAGACCGAGATAGATAAGGTTTACCCAGGTTCAAAACTATCAACTTTCACAGTTTCCGATTATGAACCCGGACAACCATTCCTCCAAGTTGCCGAAGGGGCAGCATGGACAAGAAAAGCAGGAAAGAATAAAGAGGGAGGTCTTAACGAGAAAGGCAGAAAATCTTACGAAAGAGAAAATCCAGGAAGCGACCTTAAGGCACCAAGCAAGAAGGTTGGAAATCCCCGTAGGAAATCCTTCTGTGCTAGAATGAAAGGAATGAAGGCAAAGTTAACTAGTAAGAAGACTGCAAACGATCCAGATTCTAGAATTAATAAATCATTAAGAGCTTGGAACTGCTGATTAACTTATGCCTGATGATGTATACCTTGGTAATCCGAATCTAAAAAAAGCAAATACTGCTATTGAATTTACACAGGAGCAAATCTTAGAGTTTGTTAAGTGTAAAGATGATCCCGTTTACTTCGCAAAAAATTACGTAAAGATTGTTTCTCTTGATGAGGGTCTTGTTCCTTTCAAGCCCTATGACTTCCAAGAGAAGTTAATTAATAGATTCCATGAGAATCGATTTAACATCTGTAAGATGCCACGTCAGACTGGTAAGTCTACTACCTGCGTGTCATATCTTTTGCACTATGCAATTTTTAATGATAGTGTTAATATAGGTATACTTGCAAACAAAGCAGCGACTGCAAGGGAGTTGTTGGGCAGATTACAAACTGCATACGAAAACTTGCCTAAGTGGATGCAGCAAGGCATCATGGTTTGGAACAAAGGATCTCTGGAGTTGGAAAATGGCAGTAAGATATTGGCAGCTTCTACATCTGCGAGTGCTGTCCGAGGCATGTCGTTCAATATCCTCTTTCTCGACGAATTCGCCTTCGTCCCTAATCACATCGCTGACTCCTTCTTTGCATCTGTTTATCCTACTATTACTTCTGGTAAAAGCACAAAAGTCATAATGGTTTCAACGCCTCACGGCATGAACCATTTCTATAGATATTGGCACGACGCAGAAAAAGGAAAGAACGAATATATCCCAACAGATGTTCACTGGTCTGAAGTCCCAGGTAGAGATGAAAAGTGGCGACAACAGACTATTGCTAACACGTCAGAGCAGCAATTCAAGATTGAATTTGAATGTGAGTTCCTTGGATCTATTGATACGCTCATCGCTCCAAGTAAACTTAGAACATTAGTATATGAAAACCCACAGACTAGTAATGCCGGTCTAGACATATATGTAGAACCAGAACCAAAACATGATTATGTTGTAACCGTTGACGTTGCAAGAGGTGTAGGTGAAGATTACTCAGCATTCATTATTGCAGACATTACATCTTTCCCACATAAAGTGGTTGGAAAATATAGGAACAATGACATTAAACCAATGTTGTTTCCTAATATTATTTTTGAAATAGCAAAAAGATATAATAATGCATTTATTTTATGTGAGGTAAATGATATTGGAGATCAAGTCGCTTCAATTTTAAACTATGATCTTGAATATCAGAATCTCCTTATGTGTTCTATGAGAGGTAGAGCAGGCCAAATTGTTGGTCAAGGATTCTCAGGCAAAAAGACACAGTTAGGTGTCAAAATGTCTAAGACTGTTAAAAAAGTTGGATCTCTCAATCTTAAAACAATGATTGAGAGTGATAAACTTCTCTTCAATGATTATGAGATTATATCAGAACTAACAACTTTTATTTCCAAAAGCAATTCATTTGAGGCAGAAGAGGGTTGTAATGATGACCTTGCAATGTGCTTGGTAATTTATGCATGGTTAGTAGCACAAGATTATTTTAAAGAACTTACTGATCAAGATGTAAGAAAAAGATTATATGATGAGCAGAAGAATCAGATTGAACAGGATATGGCTCCATTTGGATTCATGTCAGATGGATTAGATGATACTAGTTTTGTAGATGCTGAGGGAGATCGATGGCATGTTGATGAATATGGCGATCGTTCTTATATGTGGGACTATATGTAATGGATTTAGATGGACAAATACAATTAGGCCATCTTCTGTTACAAGATAGAAAATGTAGAGTGTGTGGAGAAACAAAAAATTTAGTTGACGGATTTTATAGAACTAGAAAGGATAGAGGAGCAGTGGCTTCCTCATATTCATATGAATGCAAAGAATGCTGTAAGAGTAGAGTGAGAAAGTCTTCAGACAAATGGGAATATCCAGATTGGTAGTTCACGTCATGTTTCCCCCGCGAAAAGTCACTTTTTAATAAATATTTTCAGAACAAATGAGATTAAACGGAGAAACAAAACATGGCGACTCCTCAATTATCTCCCGGTGTAAGAATTAGGGAGGTTGACTTAACAGTAGGAAGAGCTGATAATGTATTAGATAACATTGGAGCTATTGCTGGACCTTTTAGAATTGGTCCTATCGATGATCCAATTGAGGTTACTAATGAGACGGATCTCATTAGTGCATTTGGAAAACCTCTTTCAACAGACGCCCAATACGAGTATTGGATGAGTGCAGCGTCCTATCTTTCTTATGGCGGAGTCCTGAAAGTTGTTAGGACAGACGACGCAGATCTTAATAACGCAAACGCTGGTGTTGGTGTTGCTAGCACTTCTGTGTTGAAGATTAAGAGCTATGACGATTATCAGTCGAATTACAAGTCTTCGACTCTTTTTTACTATGCTGCTAAAAATCCAGGATCTTGGGCAAACTCACTTAAGGTTTGTCAAATTGATGACCTTGCTGACCAAAGAATTGGTATTACCACCGACAACCTGAGAAATGCAGGTGCTATCGTCGGACACGGTGTTACTGCTCAACTTTCTGCAGTTGTTCTTCCTGGTGCTGGAACGACGACTCCTTTCACTGGTTTCCTGAAAGGAATCATCACCGGAGTTAAGACCGATACTGCTAACTCAAATAGCACAATCGATGTTAAGATTGTTGCTAGAGTTTCTGGTGCATCAACGGACAGTGGAACCGAAACAAGAATTGATTATAAGGAGAAGGCACCCGAGGCATCATTCGATACTTCAGATTCTCTGATGTTTGTCAACAATGCCGGTATCAATACTGGACTTGCTGCAACTGTAGCAACTTACACTCCCGATAGTGTTAAAGATTGGTATAACGAGCAAACTCTTAATCTTGAGAACTCCACGGTTTATTGGAGCACGATTGCACCAAAACCAGTAACCAATCAGTATACTCTGAACCGCAATGGTGAGAACGATGCTCTCCACGTTGTAGTTGTTGATGATTATGGTGTTGTTACTGGCATCGAAGGTAATATCATTGAGAAGCACGTTGGACTGTCTAAAGCAGAGGATTCGATCTCTTCAGTAAATTCTCCACAAAAGAATTACTACA